CGACCGGTGACCCTCGTTTTGAGGGTTAACGTACGGTGTCATTCTATTGCAGAACGACTTAGTGCGTTAAAACGTTGCTTTCTCTTGTAGAATCTCTACTAAAGCGACGCTGGATTCTGCTCCACCACATTGTGGTAGTGGGATCGCAGACGTGTACCAGAAGGGTGTAAACTATATAAACTCCGAGGTATAATCTAATCTACTTTTATATGATATGTGGTTCTTTATGTATGCCAGAAGCGAAATAATAAACCAGGAGACATTGTCTACTAGTCTAAAATACGCTCGCCAATATTTGGCGTGTAGTTATTGGCCTATCAACGAATCGTTGTATGCTAATAGCTCACCTGGGCAAACACTAAGGCAATATCATAAATCACGATACTGGAATGTTCAGGGGCAACCCTATCAGAACACTCTTATGTATTTTGTACAAAGTAGGATCAGACGAGGTGTCATGCAATATGCGAGCATGAATGATAGGCTGACATGTAATGACGGGGAGTATTATACTCCAGCTGGTAAATACCAGGGTCACGACAGACGGCAATCAATGCGTGTGCATGAAGCGGTTAGGGGCAACCCTAGACCGTCTAAGCATAACACCTTAGAGTTTGAAGCAAAGGACAGGCTGCTGAAAAGGATTAAAGAGCAAAAAGCGTTAATGCTTGTCACCATGGCTGAGTCAAAAAAGACTGCAAGCATGATTGGTGATACTGCACGAACGTTAGCTCGAGCTTTTTCAGCACTACGTCGCGGTAATTTACGCAAAGTAGGTCAGGTCCTGGGAATTGCTCGCCCGAAAGAAGTACCGGGTTCGCTATCCAATCAATGGTTAGCTTACAGGTATGGATGGACTCCATTGTATATGGAGGTTGTGGGCATGGCTGAACAATGTGCGAAGACGTTCGAATTAGAACGTCCACCACTGTTCACAATACGCAGTTTTAGTGAAGCGGAAGTGCTCAATACATACGAAAGTACCCGATCGGGTACTAACGAATGGTATTGGTCTTTTCCGTCAAGTAAAACGCGCGTTTCCGTACTGCTTCAAGAGCGGTACGGAACATGGGCTACAGTAACCGCAGACAAGCCAGCGTTGAAAACGTTAAGCGAGTTTGGGGTAACTGATTTTGCCACCACTGCATTTGAGCTATTACCTCTTTCCTTTGTAGCCAACTGGTTTGTACCTGTTGGTTCGTTTATCTCATCGTTAACCGCATTACAAGGTGTTCGCGTCTTAGACGCTGGTACCAGTTTTTGTAGTGAAGTAACAACTGATGAGAGTATAACAGAAGGATGGGGGCACAGCACCGCACAGGTGTTTGCCAAGGATATGACATACAGTCGTTCTAAAATAATCGACACGGCCGATTTACGGCCCGATTATGCTAGGATAACGTTGTCAGATAATTGGAGACATATGGTGGATGGGATTGCGTTATTACGCCAAACCCTTTCGCCACAGTCTTCTTCCGAAGCTTTAACGTCCCGAGAACGGTTTGCGTTAGCAAGCGCAAAGCATAGTGTAAGAAGACGATAAAAGTCCTTATACCGTTCCTTTAATGTAACATTTACCCAAAATAGGCCATATAAATATGCCACAACTAAGCGTACCATTAAACATCATGCATGGTGTAGTTCCAACTGACTACGAGGCTTTAGGGCAAGACAGTGGAGTCGCGACTTTCGCAGACTCTGCTGGAGCCTTTCCGTCCTTTTGGTCAACAGTTTCTGTAAAGAAATTACCTGTGAATTCCCAAGGAATTCGCAAGACTGTAATTGGAATGAAAGCTTACCCTAACGTGCGTACCGCACCCGATCCGACTGTTCCTGTGTTGTTTGCCTCGGCAACAATCACTGTTAACATTCCTGATGGGTTAGACGCAGCCGTAGCGGAAAAACTCCGTGAGATTATCACAAATGCATTTAATGCAACTGATAATCCAGATTTCTGCAGCGTCGCAACCGGGGCCGTGAACTACTTCTAGTTCTGGTTTTGTTTGCAAACTGCAGTTTTCTTGAGTTTAACCGTGCTCGTGTTCCGCTTTTGATCTTAACAGGCGCTGGGCCATGACCAAGTGACGTCTCTCGACGTACGTGATTATGGCTATAACTACCAGTAATCGTAAGATATCAATAGCGAACAAATTGGTGAATTACTACCAAGAGGGCAGGGTATTATGTTTGATAACCATGTGGATATGACGTAATGAAGAACAATAAAAGTAATAGGAAAGAAAAAACCATCGTTAATGACTTGTACGACTTACAAAAAAGTACAGTTGTTACGATGACCCTTGCACGACAGATCTTAGAGGTATTCGATACAGAGAAATCTCGTATCGCTCTAGATTATATACAGACAAAAGCTTATGATAAATTAGTAAATTTATCATACGATCCAGACATGGATCAGGCTGACGACCTGTATGTCGTAAATTTACTAAAGAAATATCCGTTTAAGCATCCGAACCTCAATCCTGAGGCTTCAGCGATCGATAGTTTCATCGATGCTGAAAATCAATGTCGCGCTGTGAACAACCTTATTGAAAACGGTTGGTTCACTGCTAACGGCTTGATCATGGAAGCGTCTAACGTTATTTCTGATATCCTTGGGGAATTTTCCCTGGAGGCCCTAAAAGAGCTTTCGAAACCAGGCAAGCACGCGGCAGTTAATGCGCGTGGCAATAATGCACATTTGTTGAATCATTTCGAACAAATGTCGTGCCATAAGGATAGTAAATTACTAACAAGTATCTTATATGATACTCCTAGTATGCGAGGATTAGATATTGACTATGTCGACTGCTCCGAAGTTGAATTTGTCCCAAAAAACGCAAAGACTCTACGTTCGATTTGTATCGAACCTTCTATCAATCTGTACTTCCAATTAGGTTTAGGAAGTATGATTGCTAGAAAGTTGAAACGTGTTGGGATTGATCTCAAAGATCAGAGCAGAAACCAGCGCGGCGCATTAGAAGGTTCATTATCTAATAACGCTGCAACTATTGACTTATCAGCAGCTAGTGATTCCATATCATTATTGTTGGTAAACGAACTACTACCTCGTGATTGGATGGCGGCTATAGAAATGTGCCGGTGTCCAACAATGAGGACGCCCGATGGGGCGGTGGTAGAAGTTGAAAAAGTTAGTAGTATGGGTAATGGGTTTACGTTTCCTCTAGAAGCACTTATTTTTTACGCCTTCACCAAGGTTGGTTGCCGTCGTGCAAAAGCACACGGTCCGATTATGGTGTATGGTGACGACATTATCTGCCCTTCTTCAGGGTATGATCAAGTCGTTAAGTGCTTGAATGCAGTTGGTTTCACAATCAACCAAGAGAAATCGTACAGTACAGGAGCGTATAGAGAAAGTTGTGGTTTACATGCTATCAATGGCCAAATACATCGGCCGATTAAGATTGACATGCCGTTACGTAAAGCTACCGATATTTTTCGGTTGGCAAATTCGATTATGGCGACCGCCCTCGAAAGAGGAGACGGTAGTTATATCGATTTACGTTGGAGGAGGGTTTATAAGGCTTGCATTGATTTGCTGCCAAAAGCGCTCCGCCAAATAACGGTTCCACTACTAACTGATCCTACGTCCATCTTTCAAATACCCATAATAAATGGGGCTTTGATGGATCCATTTGTACTTAAAAAGTACGAAAACGGATTCGATGGTTCGTGCTATACAGTGTTTACAGGAAAGCCGCGAAAAATTAAACGTTTGCATTTTAATGCAAACAAACGCATGCTTCTCTGGTCTATAGCGCAGAAGAGATTGGAAGGGTGGTTAGTACCATCCAGATACTCTGATTGGACAGACGATATAAAAAACGTCTGCCACCATCATACAATAGCAATATTGGATGATGGGCGCATATTAAATAGATATAGCACTTTGCTCAAACCCACAAGCTATAATCGAGACCCGGGCCAATACGTAACTGCCTCGACGTTTCCTATTCGGACACGTCATATGCAGTACGGCCTACAGAAGGTCTTTATAGCTAATAGTCACTTCCT